CTGTTAATTGATTAATAAAAGAATCAAAGCTTGTTGATAAGGGAATATTAAATGACTGAAAGAGCCATTCAGAAGAAGATAAGACAATTCCTTTTGTTGCTAAAAAGCTACTAGTAGCTTGATCTAAAAGATTAAAATATCCAGACAAAGGAGCAGTGGGAGACAAATCAAAATATTGCTTGTCGTCGTATAGTTCTTCTACTTGGACTACTAAAGAATTTTGTAATGCAGAGAAGCTTGGAAGGGTTGTATATAGACTCGAAGAAAGTTCGTTATTGTTTGTAGAAAAATTTTCGAGTAAATAATTGTAAATTTGTTGTTCTACTCCAGCAGTAGTTCCAGTTGTGTTATACCGTAATTTTGTATTTTTAAGTTGTTTGCGAAGTTTTAAATAATAAAGAGCAATATCTCTTAACTTTCTTGCAAAGTATGGAATAGCTTGTAATAATTCACGTTCGTCAGCTAAATTAACTTGAGAGTACCATGTATTTTTTTCTTCTTCTGTAAAGAACAACTGAAGTTGATCTAGCAAATATAAATATTTTTGACGAAGAATAAATGTCTGAGATATAGTTTTTTGCTTATTTTTATCAAACCAATCGAGAACATACGTGTTGTAGTGATAAACAGCGTCCTTTTCAATAATTGAAGGCAACCGTTCTTTCCATTCTAAAAAAGAATACGGAGCATTAATGTCTGACGCCCCTCCTTGCGGAGTAATGTTAACTAATTGTTTGAGATAAACTGATTCCACTCAAAGTAATTATTGCTCGTAAAGCTGTTTTGTAAGTAAATTATTGAACATTGTTTCAACTAATCCACCATCTCCATACCATTCTTCGTTAGTAGAAAGTGTATATGGAACTGTAGTAAACAAAGAATCCCAGTTAATTAAATTTCCAGTATATCCATTGGAATTTTGTTCATTGTACTCAAAAAAATGATAGTTGTTAACAATGGGTGTTCTGAAGCCTTCTACGTCAACTGAAAGTAACGGATATGTAGTAAACCCATTAACTGTATTAGCATAGATTAATTGGTATGTATCATACCTTTTGTCTTTAACAAAATAATAACGGTTTGCTGTAACTAGAGACGTTTCTGTTAGTACAGCTCCAACGTTATTCATGACGTCCGCTTCTAAATTAGGTACGCCTCTTAATTGATTTTTAGGCACAGAAAATATATTCAATAAACGGTTGATTGCTACAGGAAATTCAGTACCAAACGTTTTAGTATCTACAGCCATTTCTTTTGCAATAGACAATAATTGATCAATTTCAGCAGTTTCAAAATCTCCATGAGTTGATACAAAGTTTGCAATTCTTTCATATATTACTCTTCCTGCACTTTCTTTTGTTGGATTACCGTCACCAACTACGGCAGCAAAAAACTCATCAAACAATGCCGTGTTTTGATTAAGAATTTCTGGAAGCGCAAGAGATTTAAAATAATTTGCGCAATTAAACTCTTCATTAACTTTTGCTACTTGAAATGAGTTGTTGATATCATACAATCTAAAAGGAGCAGAAATGCCTTGAACAGGTATAGAACCATAAGTTCCAGAATATTTTTGATACCAACGATTTCCAGTCCAATCCCCACCAGCTTGAGCAGAGCGTACGTTGTCGGCAGGAACATCAGTAACATAATTTGTATTGGGTAATACAACATAATTCGTATCAGCTGGAGGAATGATATCAAACATACGGAAGTTTGTTGGATCTGTAGTTCCAAATACAGCTGTTATATTATTAACTGAATCTATAACCCAAACTCTATCATATACATCAACAGCAAGACCACCCCATATTTCGTCTGTTTCGTAAGCTTTAACTTGATCAGCAGAAGTGTATGCAGTAATGCTTATAATTTGCTGAGGTTTAGTAGAAACTTTCCATGTACTAATTGCTGATGTTGTGGTATTGTATACACTGCAAAGATCGTATCCGTGAGCTACCCAGACATTACTAGAACGATCCACTGCAATATAACTTGGCTTAAGAAATCCTGATACTGTTGCAATAAGAGTTCCGCTAGAAGTATAGTTAAGCAAGTTATTTGTATTTTTACAAGCAACCCAAACTCCATTTGTAGCATCGATTGCTAAAGAAACCGGACAACTATTAGTTGGAAGAGCACTAGCTTGAAATAGCTCGGTGCCATTGGAATCAAATTTGACTAACAAGCTACTTAAAGAAGCAGAGTAGCAAGCCCAAATATTGCTGTCCACGTCTGTTTCAACAACTGGAGGAGAAAGAAAATATGCTTCTGTTGGACCTCCGCTAAGAGCTGGGGCAGCAGAAAGTAAATAATTTAAATTAGAATCAAATTTCAGTAGCTTGTGGTCATCAAATAACGAAATCCAAAGATTGCCGGATTCGTCAATTGAAATATAAGACGGAGCTAGCGTTTCACTTAATGCTATTGAAGAAAGTTGAATTGATGTTAGTTGAGTCGTTCCGGAACTATAACTTGTAAGAAAATTTTGATCTGCATCGCAAGTATACAACCTATTTTTAACAGGATTGAATGCCATTCCATATACGTTAGAAGTTCCGGACAATGTATAGTTTAATAAATCAGTAGAAGTTAATGCTGGAATTGTTATAAATGATGCCGTACCTTCAATTAAAGTTCCCATGTTTTTGTAATAGTTAACATTATCACAATCAGCGGGATACGTTACAATATTAATTTTATTAATTGTATTTTTCTTTGGATGAGAAATATATACTTCAGGATAAATTGGATATCCAACTGGAAAACTAAAAGAGTTGAGAGATTGAGTTAGTTGATTTGAAGCAATCGTGCTTGCGGCAACTACAACGGTTGAGTTGATAACAGAAAGAGGAGTAATTGTTGTAAAAATGTATCCACTAGAAACATTGTTGTATTCATCAGTTGCTTTAAAATATAAATCATTCGATGCTGTAAAATGAATTCCAGATGTCAGCATTCCATACACATCTGAAGATAGGGTTAATACTACATTGTGTAGTGCCCCAACCTCATTTGATTTAGGATAAGATAGAACAGTAGTTGTCGCACTTGCTGCACTGTCGAAACTTGAAAGTTGAGCTGTGTCAAATTCGCAAGTTATCATTACAGGAATTGGTATATTAGCCCATTTTACTGGATATACATCATTTAAAAAGTTTTCGGTAACTTTTAACTTAGTTGGAACTACATCATTAATTTGCCAAGCTATTACGGCTCGAGTCACTTCGCTATTGCTGTAACTAGCGTATGGATAAATTAAAGATTCTGGAGGATATGAAAATCTTTCAGTGCTCAGAGTTGCTGCAAGTAACAAAGGACAATCATTATTTAGATCTGATCCAGTTGATAAATCGTCAATATAATAAAACGTAGCTTCACCTTTGACAGCAACTATTTTAGAATCTTTATAAATTGGAATAGCTGAAATTGGAATTGCTCCTTCTAAAATTTGATTAGTAGAAGCATCAACAAATTTCCAATTTGGCGTAATAAAACTCCACTTATCAGGAACAGCATAATGAGGAACTGATTTAGTATTAAAAGATTGAAAAACAATTGAGAGAGGCTGGTCAATCTTAGCTGACGTGAGCGAAACAGTAAAAGGCTCGCTTGCTTTGAGTCCCGGAGTGCCATACGTCGAGGGAATATGCGAAAACAGTATAGCATCTCGATATACATAGTCAACATTAACGGTCGCTTTGTCAGTATAAATTAACCCATAATTAGTCCAAGCTGACAAACCAACAGTATAAATGCCTGGATAATCGTAAGTGTGAGTTACAGAACTTTTATTGTATTCAATAACCTTATCCCCAAAATTCCAAGCAAAAACATTATATTCCGAAGGCAACTGAGCAGTAAACGTAAATTCAGTACCGTATACGTCACCTTGTTGACTGCTTGGAGATACTGTAAAGTTTGTTGGGATTTGCATAGTTGTTAATACTTTTATGTTTCCTCAACAATGTCAATTTTTGAATCAATTGTAGATAGACTATCAAAATATAAAAGTTCAAATTCTTTCATTGATGTATTATTAACTACTGTTTGTTTGTCAAGTTCTGGATAAGTTGGATTCCACATAAACAAAGATAAACCATCAAATGTTTCCTGTGTGTCAATTCTTGTTGTACGAATTCTTGAAACTCCGTCAACTGCTAGTATCTGATTAACAAGAGAGCTATAGTCGAGCACAACTCCCAATTTGGTATTCATTGGATCAAAAAACGTATTAAAAATTGTTACCACTTCTTGCTGGATGCTTCTTATTGATCTACGAGTGGAAGACGTTTTAATAACTTGAAATCTGCAAAGGTCCTTATCGGTAATTACTACTTCATCGTTTGTCTTTACACCAAAAGCTAATGCTTTAAATATTGGATCTAAAAACGTGACTTCAGTAGTTAGCGTTTTTAATGGCTGAATGTTGGAAGAGATAATTTCTTTTTGAGCTGGAAGCAAATACTTCAAAGAAGATCCTTGAGATACTTGTGGAACAGCGCAAATATATACGTTATTGAAATTACAAGCATCTGCATAAAGAACCTGGTTTAAAAGAATTTGACGAAACCCAGCTGGACTAACGTTAATGTCATTAAAATATTTTAAATATTTCCCAGTATAATCCCAATTTGAGAATACTTTAACATCTGAAATAAAATTAGCAAAATTTGTTTTAACAAAAGTTTCAAAATCGCTTTGAGTTACTAAGCGATATTGGCTTTTAAAATTAGAAGGAGCGTTATTGCGAATACTATCAGCACTTTCAATATTTTTTGGCATTGTGGAACCAACAACGTTGTTGAATATAACACTCTTGAATTGTCCTGCAGAAATATAGTCAAATTGTTCTTCATTGACGTCTGGTAAAATGCTGCTAAAATTGGTTGTTGAAAATATTACTTGGCTGTTTTTAGCATCACTTAATGCTCCAGGACCAACAACTCCTTGTTCTCCAGAGCTCTGCAAATAGTAAATTGCTACTTGATCTCCGGCTTCTAGTTGACGACCATTGATTCCGTCACCAAACGTTACTTCATAAAGGAAGTTAGAGTTTAATCGTTTTTCAAATGAACGAGAAGACGATTGTTCGGTATAAAGATTTGGTACGTTTTTATATTGAATCCAAGTTGCCTGTCTTGTTTCATAAACATAAACATCGAGATTAAAATGATCTACTGAAGCATCAGAAACATTAACAGTAACTACTTCGCTAGCATCACCAGCTGCAGTATAGATAGGAGTTTCACGGAATACGCCTTGATATAAAAGCTTTTTATTAGAAAGGTCAGAAAGCTCTACAGATGTAAAATCAAATGGAACAGTAAAAGAAATGTCTTCGTTAAACGAAAATGGAATTCCTCCAACCATGATGTATGAGTATCTTGGAATTGTATAAATTCCTTTAGAAAATGAATTGTCAGCAGAGCACGTAAAAGCAAGAGTTGATGTTTGATAGCCAATTGGCTTATAGTCAAGAAGCTTTACAATTCTGCTAATGTTTTCATAAAGCTGAGCTTCCGTAAATGTTGATTCAGTGCTTGTTCTGTTGAGATAATAAATTAGTGTATTGAACGAATAAGAAATAATGTCAATAATTGAGGCAAGGTTTGATCCGATATAATTTTGATCGGTAAGAATTCCTTGATCGTTCAATCTTTGAATAATAAGATTACGAAGAGATATTGCATCAAAAGCAGCATAGCTATCTTTTGGAAGAGGAAATTCAAAAGTTGGTCCGTTGGCCATGATTATCTACTTATTAGACATCTATTAAATAATGAAGAAAATATTTTTAATCAAATACGAGATTTTTAAATTGTTTTGATTAAATAAAATATAGAGTAATCTTTAGAACTACGAATTCTAAAGAAACCAGCACACTAAACTGGCTGTCCTCTATACAATATATTTACACACTAAAATGACTAAAGCAACGAAAAGTTCAAAGCAAACTACGATCGGTAGTTACTCTTTTTATTCAAAAGATCTTAACACAAAGAAATTTGATCTCTTTGTAAAGAAAGCAGAAGCAATAAGAGATTACAAGAATGCTTTATCTTTAGAAGTTTGCTCTAAATTACTTTGCTATGCTGAGAAGTCTAAGTTCGATCTCATAAATTTATTTGGAAATAAACAAAGCCCCCTTAAACCTAGTTCTGTTATGAGAACAAACGATATACAAAGATCTGTTTCAGATGTATTCGATGCATATCAGAGTAAAGCAACTCGAGTTAAACAAAAGATGATTTTTGTTGTTCAAAAGAGTATTGAAGTAGAATATTACAAAAAGAATACCAAAAAGAATAAGAAGGGAGATGTGAGATCTTTTGAGATTAAAACAAAAAGCACTCCTCTTTCAAAGACTTTGTCGTTTCTGGCTCGTTATGGAACAGAAGATACTCTAGATTACGTTATCGAGAGATTGGAAAGCAAAGAAGACGACAAAAAGGCTTTTTATGTGACTTTAAAAAGTCACATTGAAAAGTTTGGTTTAAAAAGACTTTTAACGTTAGCTTTACATAAACGAGAAAGAATTCTTCGTTTTTATAATCATCCTATTGAGTTTAAATCTCTTTCTTATAGATCTTCAATTCAATCAAAAAGACCATTGCTTCAAAACACAAAGAACAAGAATTTTTGCAACGGAATGGTTCATATTTCAAATTTTGTTATAGGAGTTGATTTGAACGTTCCTGTTTCTTTTAACATAAATCATCACGGCCACCTAAATCAATACAAATCAAAAGAGTATGTAGTTCGTATTGACGAAAGAAGGAAAAGAATTAGATTTATTATTACAAAAAATATGTCTAATGTCATTTATTCCGAAGGAGCAAATTACATTGGCGTTGACACAAACGTCAAACATAATCTATTTGTTACTTCTGAAGGATCTGAGATCGATATGGACAGAGATCTTTTTAAAGGTTATGTTGCGTTCTTGAAAAAGCATCAAGAAAAGAAAGAACACTCAAAAGGAGAAGAACAGCAATTTGATCTCTGGCAAGAAAGAACTCTTTGCATGCTCAAGAAAAAGACACGAGAGCTAGTGGATTTAGCAATAAAACAAGGAAAAGATCATATTGTTATGGAGGATCTTTCTTCTTTTGCAAAGTCTTTTGTCAGATCAGAAGAATTTGCAGGATTTAAATATACGAGGTTGGCAAAGTTGCTACGTCTTTCGTCTCTAAACAAAATTGTTAAAGGAATTTGTAAAAAGCTTGGTGTTAGTTTAACTCTTATTCCTTCTCACTACACAAGTCAGTGGTGCTTTCATTGTGGTCATATTGATCGTTCTAATAGACCAAATCAAGAAACTTTCTCATGCGTTTGTTGTAATCATACTTCAAATGCAGACTTTCATTCTTCGCAAGCCATCAAATTGATAGGTTCTTCAGACGTTCTGAGGAGCTCCATGCTTGTGAAGGACAAATCATCTGATTGGGTCCCAAAGAAGCTCACAAAGAGCTTTATTAAGAAACAATTGGAAGACATAACTCCCAAGTTAGCTATTCAGCTAGATTGTCAAAAACTTATTTTATAGGTTTCGATAGTTATTAGGAATTATTCGTATGTTGGTTCATTTACTACATTCACCTATTTCTTGAAGTTTCTATGAAAATGAATGATTGATTCTTAATGTCTAAAGCAGTATTTATACTTGTTGTTGAGTTTAGAATAGGGATATCAACAATAATTGTTATGTCGTATTGATTGTCATCTGGCATAGCAACAACATTACATTGTCGAAGCGTTACTCTTGGTTCAAAATTTTCAATAGATTTTACAATTTTTTCGCCAATAATTTGACCGTTGAATTCAGTTACTGCTTCAAAAAGATATTGATTAAGATCTAATCCATAAAGAGGAAATAAAAATCTCTGGCCTGGTTTTGTATTAAAAAGATTTTTTAAAGAATTTCTTATAGCACTTTCGTCAAAATCTACTTTAACGTCATTGCCTTCAATCTTTCTATTCAAAGATGTAGAAAAATTGCTGCTTTTTTCAAAGTCTAAATGCAAATCTTTATAATAATAAGCTTTTTGCTTATATTGATCAGAAATTTGCTGAAGGTTAGAGATCTTAATTGCCACATTATTATTTATGGCAAGAGAATTTAGTTTGTATTAAGTTTTAATACAATAAAGAAGAGGTATATTTTTGGGGCGAGTTTCTGTTCCGCCCTCAGGATTAATACCATGAGCGTGTCGTGCTGATGCTCCTGCTGTTGCATTTGTAGGATGATTTGGACTAAGAACTCCCGTATCAGATCCAGCGCGGACGCTCGTTGCTCCGCTACCTAAAAAAGCTGCTCCGTGACTGTGGTCTGGCGAATCAGTTCCAGTAATTCCTCCGTGACTATGAGATCCAAAAGCATCTGCTTGCTTCCTACCAAAAGTCCCAGCAGCTGTTCCGTCAGTATGTGTTCCGGAACCTCTTACAAAATGTCCTCTTAGATCTGGTAATCTGAATGTTGAGGATCCATCTCCTTGACTAAATGCTCCATAGGCACTCAAAGAAGTCCATTGAGCATCTGTAACAATATTTCCGCTAGAATTTGCAAATGACCAAAGAGCTGACTGAGCTGCTCTTGAAAGTAGCTGTCCACTTAGTGCTAACCAACCTGTAGGAGCAATAATGCACGGAAACACGACGACAGCTCCGGTCGGAACAAAGTTTAAAGAACTTGTTAAAATGTCAGCACTCAAAGTTCTTGTAGTGGAATTGTATGTAAGATCAATTGTTGGCGAATCTACTACAGTAATAGTATTTGAGGATAAAGAATTCACACTTGTGTTAAGAGCAAACTTATTGTCAGCTGTAGCAGACAAGCTATCCAACTGAACTTTAGAAGCAAATTTATCGCCTGCAATTTTATAAGTTGATCCACTCCTCGAAAGAGGAAACTCATCAGCAGCTAGCAAATTTGTTACAGGCGGTAGAGATGAAATTTTTTGACCAGGCATTGTAATTTATTTAATCTCAATTTGATGATTTTGAAGAAAAATTTGATAAATAAAAGCATGAGTAACTTTGATACATTGTTTGAAGCTGAAAGCGAAAAATTTCAGAATGGCGGATTTATGGTTGGCCAGAGAGTTTACTTCAAACCAGACGCTTTAAAAAGCGATTACGTTAAAAACCGCGCTCAATCTTTTCAAGATATTATTGCAGCTTGCATGAACCCTTCTTTTGATTTAAATCTTCGTATTGGTGCAATTAAATCAATTTACCCAACAACTACTCAAAATTATGGTAACGGAACTCAACAATCCGCTGGTGTCTTCTTTGATGTATATATCGAATATGCACCGGGTTTGTTTCGCAACCCCATTACAATTCCACTAGAAATAGTAGAACCAATTGAAGAAGAGGGGAGAGGACCAATTCCAAACAGTCTCAAACGTCCAAATAACATCCACGGACCAAAAGAACAAGAAGCTAACTCAGACATCAAAGCTGATGTCAATCTAACAAACAAAAACGTTCAGCTTCCAGGAGCTAATAAATGGGATGACACCCAACCTGGTGGAGGAAACTTCAAGCCAAAGCGCTAATGTTAAAATTTGTATAAAAATTTTACGCACGAACTGTCTCAAAAAATAATGAAAACTTTTTATTATAAATTGTTGGTACTGTTTTTTTATTATGTTGGAGATATTGCTTGTAGATTTAATTTTGAAAAGGCATTTGAAATTTATCAAAAAGCTATGATGCTTTCCTTCGATTATGATGAGAAGATTGGCTTCTGGTGGTGGAAAGAGCCAATAAACAAACACGAAAATTTATGAAAACTAACAAACCAAAAATATTTGACGAACAAATTGCAAGAAAGCCTGATTATTACAGTTGGGCTAACGACTTCATCCATGCCATCCACTCGGGGTTTTGGACAGTAAATGAGTTTAACTTTAAATCAGATGTGCAACAATTTAAAGTTACACTGAGCGATCAAGAACGAGAAATTATCGTAAGAACTCTTTCTGCTATTGGTCAGATTGAAATTGCTGTCAAAAAGTTCTGGGCAAAATTAGGGGAGAATCTACCTCATCCAAGTCTTGCAGATTTGGGTTATGTGATGGCCAATACTGAAGTAATTCACAATAATGCCTATGAGCGTCTTTTGGATGTTCTTGGATTGAACGCTATCTTCGAAGAAAATCTAAAGCTAGAATGGATTCAAGGTCGCGTAAACTATCTTCGTAAATACACACATAAGTTTTATAAAGATTCCAAGAAACAATATCTTTATACAATTATTTTGTTTACACTATTCGTTGAAAACGTTTCGTTGTTTAGTCAGTTCTATGTTGTTAACTGGTTTGCAAGATTTAAGAACGTTCTTAAAGATACAGATCAACAAGTGAAATATACTCGCAATGAAGAAAACCTTCATGCTTTGATTGGTATTAAAATTATCAATACGATTCGTGAAGAATATCCAGAATTGTTTGACGACGAGCTTGAAGAAAAAATTCGCCAAGAAGCTCAAGAAGCATACAAGTCAGAAGCAAAGATTGTAGACTGGATGGTAAACGGTATTCAAGAAGAAGGATTAACGGCTCCAATCCTTAAAGAATTTATTAAGAATAGAATTAACGAATCATTGAAACAAATTGGTTTTAAAACAGTTTTTGAAGTTGATAAAGATTTATTAAAGTCTACAGTATGGTTTGATGAAGAATTACTCGGAGAGAATGCAACAGATTTTTTCCATTCAAGACCAACATCATACGCAAAGAAAAATCAATCATTTTCTGAAGACGACCTTTTTTAAAATTATATGAACGAAAAATACTACTGGCTTAACAAAGACTCCCGAAAGTTCCTCGAAAGAGGTTATCTTCTTGAAGGAGAAACACCTGAACAACGAATCCGAGATATTGCACAAGCTGCTGAAAAGTATTTAAACATTAAAGGATTTGCAGATAAATTTGAAGAATATACTGCACGTGGATTTTATTCAATTTCTAGTCCCATCTGGAGTAACTTTGGAAGAGAGCGAGGACTTCCAATTAGTTGTTTTGGTTCGTACATATCAGATACAATGGAGTCTATTTTATATAAAGTAGCTGAAGTTGGTATTATGACAAAACATGGAGGAGGAACGAGTGCTTACTTCGGAGATGTTCGAGGAAGAGGTACTCCAATTTCTTGTGGAGGAGAGTCCACGGGTTCTGTTCACTTCATGGAACTTTATAACAAACTAATGAATGTAGTATCACAAGGAAACGTTCGCAGAGGTTCATTTGCTGCTTATCTTCCGATTGATCACAAAGACATTGAAGAATTTCTTGAAATCCGATCAGAGGGCCATGATATCCAAGAAATGTCATTTGGCGTTTGTGTTTCAGATCAATGGATGAAGGAGATGGTTGAAGGAGATAAAGAAAAACGCAAGGTTTGGTCTAAGGTTATCAAAAAGCGTTTCGAAACAGGATACCCTTATATTTTCTTTTCTGATACAGCTAACAATAATGCTCCACAAGTTTATAAAGACAAAGGGTTGAAGATTAATAATAGCAACTTGTGCACAGAAATTTTCTTGTCAAACTCAGAAGAAGAATCGTTTGTATGTGATTTGTCGTCTTTGAATTTAGAAAAATGGGACGAGATTTCACAAACTGATGCCATAGAAACTTTGGTATATTTTCTTGATGCGGTAATGTCAGAGTTTATCAATAAAACAGAAGGAATGACATTTATGGAAGCTCCAAGAAAGTTTGCAATTAATCAAAGAGCTCTTGGACTGGGAGTTCTTGGATGGCATTCGTTGCTCCAATCTAAGATGATTGCTTTTGAGTCATTTGATGCAAAAATGCTCAATGTTCAAATTTGGAAAACTATTAGAGAACGAACTGATAAAGCAACTCAAGAGCTTGCAACTATTTTTGGAGAACCGGAATTGCTTAAAGGATATGGTAGAAGAAACGCAACAACATTAGCAATTGCACCAACTACTTCAAGTGCGTTTATTCTTGGTCAAGTTTCCCAATCAATTGAGCCATACAATTCGTGTTATTATGTTCGTGACTTAGCTAAAGGTAAGTTTTCGTACAAGAACCCATACCTCAAAAATTTGCTAAAACAAAAAGATCAAGATACAGACGACACGTGGAAATCAATTCTTGAATACGGAGGGTCTGTTCAACATCTAGATTTTTTATCAGAACAAGAAAAGGATGTATTTAAAACTTTCGGAGAGCTTTCCCAAAAGGAAGTTGTTATTCAAGCTGCACAAAGACAAAAATATATTGATCAGGGTCAATCGTTGAATGTTATGGTTCCTCACGATGCCAAACCAAAAGACGTAAATGAACTTTTAATCTTTGGTTGGGAGCAAGGTATTAAGAGTTTTTATTACCAAAGATCTTCATCACCGACACAGAAACTTGCAAGATCGATTATGGCTTGTAAATCTTGTGAAGGATAGTAATTAATTTTAGCAATACACACACAATTGCTTAGAGAGGAGTTTACACACACTATGTCAAAAAATGCTTACGAAATTCGTTTAGACGTTCTTCAAATGGCTCATGCAGATGCACAAATGCACTATTTGGAGAAGCTTAATACTATTAGAGACAATACAGGAAAAGTTACAGATCAAAAAATCATTGACGATCTATTTCCAAAACCAGCTGATGTTATTAAACGAGCTGAAGAACTATATAAATTTGTTGAAGACAGAGGTCTTTAATAATTGAGTCGAACCCGAGCCCTTTGGAGCCACCAACTTCAAGGGGCTCTTTTTTGTTGAAAAACTTTTAAATTTTAAGATAATTAAAAACGTCTGATGCTCGAAAGAGGTCAGACAAAAATAAACATAGATTATAAAATTATGAATACATTACAAACATACGTCCCTGGACATTTTTCGTCCACTGAGCGGGTATATCGCCAACTGCCTGCTTTGTTCAACGATAGTTGGCTTAACAACATATTCGGAGAAGTCGACAAAGCGTTTGACGTTCCGAATGCTGTATATCCTTACAATGTATTGCAAGTAAGGAACTCGAAGGAAGAGGTAATTCAATATGAAGTTGAAGTAGCTCTTGCTGGAGTTGGTAGAGATAATATTGATGTGAAAGTTCGCGATGGCAAACTACAGATCGAAATTAACAAAGACAAAGATGAGCTATCAGATACAGTAACGTATTTGAAGAAAGGAATTAGTCAAAGGAAAGGAAGCATGACTTTCAACCTTGACGAAAAAGTCAATTCCAAGAAGATTAGTTCTTCTTATAAAGATGGTCTACTCAAAATCATTATTCCTGCCGTAAAGCCGGAAACAATTGATATTGATATCAAAGTAGAGTAATCAACTAAACATTAATAAACTAAAGAGGGCTTCTGAAGAAGGAGTCCTCTTTTTTAGTTAAAAAGAGAGACTAAAAATCCTGTTTGATTCGTATGGTTTTCGTTCATTTCAGCGGTTACTCCAATTCCTGTTAAAATGTTTTCAAACATTTGAAGATAGTTATATCCGGTAGTGAACGATTTTATTAATTGAGCTTGAGGTGTCATGTCTGAACCTCTAAGTTCACTTACTATCATAAACCCTTGTCCAAGAGTTGGAGCAGTTTCGTTGTTTATACCAAGTGCAGTATATGTTACAAGTTGAGTAAGGTTTGCATAATAACTTGCGTATACTTGAGAAGTCATATTCACCAAAGTTATATCCCCATTAATAAACGAAAATCTATTGTTTCTTCCTTGATTGGTTGCTGTTGGATTAACTCTTCTCCATCCTGTCCACCCATCTGGTGCAATACCTACAGCGTTATAACTCCCGACTTCGAAGCTATAGCATGTTACTGGAATGATATTTTGTGCATTCCATAAATATTGTTTTGGACTTGACCCTCCTGCTATGTTGTCTCCAAATGATTGCTCTGATTGACCTGCGGCAACTGTTCTCAAACAACCCACCAACCTCTTGTGTGGTTCTGAAGGCTTTACTGCTACTGTGTCTTGATATTCTCTTATTGGTAAAGTCCCGCCTGCGACACTAGAAGACCAAGCAACAAATTCCGCTTTAATTGTTCCTGCATCTTCAAACAAGAAAATTTCATAGTTCGTGTCTGCAGCTAAAGTAGCCAAAGAAAAAGAAAGAGGAGCTAGTATTTTATAACTAAACCATTTATTTTCTACTGGATTAAATAAAGGAATTATATTACCTTTGTATGGATGAACGTACAGAGTAGTGGCATTTTTAATATCCATTAAAGGAGTTGCGGTCGTTGCTGAGTAGGATAATCTTATACCAATTAGCGTAGGAGAGGAACCTCCAATAACCTCTTCAATTTGAGCTACCCTGCTTTCCAAATCACAACCAGCAGTTTCCAGTCCCGAAAAATTAGAATTAATCTTTACTAAAGAATTTCCAATACATTCGGTTCTTTCAATTTCTTGTACAATGCCGTCACAAAAAGTAGCCATATCTTTAATTATTCAAAAAAATTTAATTAGCGACTGACTTCCTCCCAATCAAGTGATCCATAAACCAATTCTGTATTAGTACTAGCTGTTACCGCAAGTGTAAGTTCGTATGGAGTACTCGTTAAGCTGTTTCTTTCTAATTGAAATTTAAACAAAGCTTCTTTTAAGATATCTATTGTTGTAGCTCCTTGTGTATTTGAAGTAAAAAACCCGCCTGCAAGAATTCTTCCTCCGGAAACAGAAGTAGCATCAAGTTTATATTGAACAGCAGAATCGTCTCCTGCACTGATCCACGTGCCGCTTCCTCCTGAAGTTGTTCCGGATGCAATAACTTGCCAATTATATATACCGGATCCAGTACCCATCAAAGAAATAGCTGTCAGTATTACAATTGCATCTAATCTATTTGGAGACGGTTTTAATCTAATTGTAACTACAGGATAAAAAGTTCCTGCTGTTGTTAGATCTTTTGGAGACAAAATAGATGTTCCAATTGCTTGTTGCAGACCTCTTAATTCATAACCACCTTCAGAAATTACTGTAGAGCAAATTTGCTTCATTGTACGAGAACCATCAGTTGCTCCTTTATTAGTAATCTCATATCTTAAAGGTAAAGAAGCAGTTGTGATATATGTCGAAAAAATTAAATTTGCATGATGAAAGGAATGACATAGAATAAATTGGCCGTTGATTATAAAGCCAGTTCTAACAGTTCCAACTCCAAGCCATTCAATGTCCATCCATTGGATTTGAGCTTTTGTAACATCTAGTTTAAAACCGGATGGTCCTGTTCCGTCGAGCTTGTCGCCATTCCATGCTGATAATGGAACAATTGTTTCTGAAGACGGAGACCCGTTTACTAAGCTTCTTTCAACAAAACTCGGTGTGCCTTCATCAAGCTGAAAATAAATTCCGTTGTCTTGACCATAATAACCAACTTTTTGAATAACATTTTGAGCAGATGGAGCCATTACAAAAGTATTCATGACAAGTAGTCCTTTGCCCGATTGGTAACTAAAGACTTTTGTTGTTTCACGAATCACCGAAGAACCAGACAAATTGCTAACAGTCATCTCAATTAAACCTTGATTTTGGCTAAATGAAGTTGAACCACCAACTGCTGTCAAAGAACTCCAGAGATTATTGTCCCTATATCTATGAGAAGAATCAAAAAGCGTGAGAGGGCTGGAAACTCTTAAGCGACCAAATGCATCAGTATTCAGAGCACCAGCTACAAAAGAAACTGGAACAGGATTTGTTACATTAACGTTTAAAGAAGAAGTTGCGGGTGTTACAGAAACGTTGTTATTTCCAAGATCTTTTAGAGCAATTGGATTGAGAACATTTACACCAGTCGTTGGATTTGTTACCGTAACGTTTCCTGAGATTGTAACTGTATTAGAAACGTTTACTGCGGTAGTTGGGTTTAAAATAGTAATGCCCGTGAGTTGGTTTGTAATAGAAACTGAACTAACGGGATTGAGAACCGTAAATGCAGAAATTTGATTTGTAATAGAAACAGAGCTTACGGAGTTTATTACTGAAAGACTTCCGGAAATTGCTACTGTATTGAGAATATTTACAGCTGTTATCGGATTTGTTGTTGTAACACTTCCAGAGATTGCAACGGTATTTAAAACGCTTACTGAAGTAATTTGATTAAGAATTGTGAGACCTGTTAACTGGTTTGTAACGCTTACTGCTGTTACTGGTGCTACTTCAAGAATTCTTAGAGCACTGAGAGATTGATTTACTGCTGCAAAATTTCCAGATTTGTCGCCAATTGTTATATCATCAACCAAAGATTCTAAATCTTGAGTAAGAACTTTTAAAGCATTTCCTTGACCCGTTCCAAGAGAAACAATAGAGGCTCTAATGCTCGGATTAACTCCATCCGCAAGTTCCACAGATCCAATGTTGATATCCGAAGCACTTAAAGAAATTGAGAGATCGTTTAAGTTTGTAATATAACCGGCTCTTGCAAAGAGTGGTCTGTTTGCATCATTTTCAACAGGAACCCATGAAAACGTTTCAGCCATTCCAACATTGTATGAAGGAGGTTGACCAGGAGTACCGGTAATAATCGGAGTAAGAGTAGCCATTAAAACTTATTTATTAGTTTAAAGTATTTTACTAAGGTTTTTCTGGCCAAACTACTTCTTTGGGAGTTTTAAAAGTGCTTGGAAGATCTCGAAGAGCTTGTCTGTAGGTTAGCCAAGCTTCTTTGGAAGGTTTGGGTGCAGAATCAGCAAGAACAACCCAATCAGAAGCTGTTAAGAGAGCATCTCTTTTTGATCTGATTTGATCCCAAGTAGGAGGAACTGCTGGAGGGACAATAGCGATTGGATAGCCTTTTTTGTCAGGAACAATTTGCTTTCCCTGAGATTGTTCATTTAAAAGATCTGCATGTTGTTTACTTGTAATTTGGACTGCATCAGATGGAATATTTGTTCCGTGAATTTCATCACAGTAAAATCCTTTAGTTGTTTTTGAATAGTAAATCATAAAATTAGTATCCTATTGCATGCCAATAAACAGCATTTGCTCCAATTGACAAATTAATGTGATACGACACAATATTAAATGAGGTGTTGCCTGCAGTCGTTTGTACAAAAATTAAAGCCGATGTTTGAGGTGGTACATTGGGTGCAGACGTTCCTGTTATATTTAAAACTCCGTTAGGAAATGCTATCGGAAAAGTTCCTGTAAATACCGTTCCGTATGCTACCATTGCTACTCCCCACTGAAAAATTAAACCGCCTGGTAATTTTTGATAACCATTTGATGTTAAAGATTGATTAGTTCCTGTAAAATTTGAAGAAAGCAAATAGCTTGTAGTAACATCTGCACTCAAAGTTCCTGTAATAGAATTATAAGAAAGATCAATTGTCGGAGAGTCTACTGCAGTAATAAGATTTGCTTTATATGAAGAAAGAGTCTGAAAAGCACTATTAATATATTGAAGAGAATCTCCAATACATTGATTTTCTGAAATAGGAATGCCGGCTAAAATCATATGAACTTATTTAACCGTTAAAGTCGACTTTCCAACCAAGAACATAGGCTGGTTTAGAAAACGTATCAGAAAGACCATTTCTTCTTGCAAAAAACTTTACGAGATCTCCAGCCAAATATCCAGGAAATGTTTCAAAGTCAGCAAATACAGTTGTTTGATTAACTGTTCCATATGGTCCTGGGAAAGAAGAAACGCTGATATAATTTGTAAAATCCATTGACAAGCTCATTCCAGGAGAACATACTTGAGCTCCAAATTGCCAATTGACTGATGACAAAGATGCTGTAGAAAGACTTTCATCTATTCCATTAACACGAGCTAAATAAAATCTATCGCTACTGTTAACTTTAATAAACGTTCCTCCAATAATAACAGAATTTGCAAAACGAGATAGACCTTGGTTGATTAGTACTGGGCCGCTTTCTAAGCTTACGTTCCAAATAAGACTAGTAGCTTCTACTACGTTGTTATAACTTTTTTGAAGAGCTGCAGCATATCCAGCTGATGAGTTGTTAACTTTAGTGAACCTTCCATAACAATATACATAGCTACTAAAACTGCTATCATGAAAAGCAAAATTAGTAACTGGACCATTAAAGTTTGGTTTCCAATTTGATTCTAACGTTGGACTAATGGACGTTGAAGCATTAAAACAAATTGCATTATATGCTTTTGTTGTATCATCATTTATTCTTGGATTAGAATAAAACTGAGACGCTGTATGAAACGTTTTAAAATCTCCACCAACATAGAGATAATCTCCATCAACTGACATTGTATAAACATCACCACCAATAATTGGTTTCCATGTGAGATCTTGAGTACCATCACTATTTAAAATAGCAAGCCCTCTTGCAGTTAAATTAGAAACACTACCAATACTAAACGAGCCTCCAATATAAATTGTTCCGCTTTTTTGGTCAATTGAGTTAATTGTTGCTGGACCTGAGAATAATCCTCTTGTTGTGCTCGCAAAACTTAAATCAATCGAACTATTCGGAAAACCAATTAAAGTGCTCAATGAAATTTTAATCAAACCATTTGTATAAACTCTTAGTCCAGAAATAACGGAAACGCTTTGAGCAAGGTAGTTGATGTAATCAAATGTTCCTCCGACATAAAGATCCGTTCCAACAACTAAGAGATCGTTTACAACACCATTCACATAAAATGGATAAACAATACCAGTAGATCTATCGAGAATTGTTAATCCTTTTCCTTTTGCAACACTTTCAAAAGATCCTGCAACAATTATTAAATCTCCGGATTCAGCAATTGCTTGAATTGTTCCAACTGTTCCTAAATCTCCGTATGCAGATAATGGATTACCAACCAAAGAACCAACAGCTCCGAGCGTTGGATCAACAGCTCCTCCAGATATATTAAGAGCACAGAATTTCTTACAATCAACTCCACCAACGGTTGTAAATTCTCCACCAACATACAGAACATTTCCAGAGGAAAGCAGTGAAGTTATTGGACCGTTAAAATGAATTGGACCTTCATCGGACGGAGAAGATGAACTATTAGTAGCATATACGGTTAAGTTATCTGATCCAGAAGCGGTCCAGAATAACGTAACTTTAGGAGTTGCATCAGTTAGAGAAGCAGTCGAGAATATTGCAAGAGGTTGTGTATCACCAACGGTGCTGATATAAGGAAATGTAGTAACTGGAGTTGTTGTTCCGTCTGCTAAAGTAATTGTCGAAGATGTTGCAACGGTTTTATAATCAAAATTTACATCATATACAAACGAATTCTTAGTAGAAACTCGAATTGCTGAATTATTTTGTTCAGAAACTTCAAAGTCAGTAACTATTCCAACTCCTGGCAGTACATCTGGAATGTCACATAATCCTTCATCAAGTGCTGAGAAATTAGCATTAAATGTTGCTAGAGAATCCCCTAAGCAAGTATTTGGAGAAACAAGTTGTGTATAATTGCAAACAGACATGAAAGTTACTTATTGAGGCTTTTCTGGCCAAACTACTTCTTTGGGAGTTTTGAATGTACTCGGAAGATCTCGAAGAGCTTGTCTGTAGGTTAGCCAGGATTCTTTGGAAGGTTTGGGTGCAGAGTCGGCAAGAACAACCCAATCAGAAGCTGTTAAGAGAGAATCTCTTTGACTTCTAATTTCTTCCCAAGTAGGAGGAATTACTGGAGGGACAATAGCAATTGGATATCCCTTTTTGTCCGGAACAATTTGCTTTCCTTGAGATTGTTCATTCAACAGAGTTGCGTGTTGTTCCTTTGTAATTTCAACTGCATCAGATGGAATATTTGTTCCGTGAATTTCATCACAGTAAAATCCTTTAGTTGTTTTTGAATAGTAAATCATAATTTTAGTATCCTATTGCAAACCACATGGCGCCAGTATTTACTTCTACACTATTATCTAAAGTAATTGTACTTGCATTAAACGACACCACGTTTAAAGTAACGCTATCCAATAGTGTTCCGTATTTAGAAACAAGTGCTGCTAAAGTTGCATTTGGAAAGCTCTGAGGATAAGTTATAGTAATACCTGTAGATCCCGGCACAAGAGCATTACCCCACTGAATAATCAAACGACCTGGTAATTTTTGATAACCATGTGATGCTAAAGATTGATTTGTTCCAGTAAAATTTGAAGAAAGCAAATAACTTGTAGTAACATCTGCACTCAAAGTTCCTGTAAAAGAATTATAAGAAAGATCAATTGTAGTAGAATCAACTACGGAAAGATTATTTGCTTTAGTGGAAGAAAGAGAAGTTACAGAACTAGAAAGCGCAGTAACCTTTGTAATAAGATCACAAGCAGCATCTCCAAGAGTCGAAAAATTTGTATTAATTTTTGGAAGAGAATCGCCAATGCATTCGGATCCGTTAATTGATTGGATTGTTACTTCAGGACATGCCATATTATGATTTATTTATCGTCAATTTCAATAACTTCTGCTTTTTCTTGACCAAAAAGCTTCTTCATAATTTCTTCACGAGATGCTACAAGAATGTTGTTATTAGTAATTTGTTGGGGACCTTGTGTAAGCTGAGCAACTTCTTTTCTTCCTTGGATTTTAATCTGTTCTAGTTGTTCGTCCCTATCTGCTTTCTTATCAATCAAAGCAGTCTTCTGAAGTGCTTCTAAAGCTTGTGAAGCACTAGTCATTAATTTAGACAAAGCTTCGATTTCCCTTGCATCTCCTCCAGAAACAATACCGCCTGTTAAATCTTGGATTGCTCCAATGCTCGTTTCGACTAGAGCTTTTGATTTATTTAAAACATATTGTTGCAAATCTTCTGGCTTTAGAGGAGTTTCATCTAAAGTAGCTCGCTGAGTATTTGGAGCAGGCATATCAAATGAAGAAAGTTCATCTAAAAGGCTTGATATGTCGTCGGAGTTATCCATTACATTTAATTATCCCTGTTGATTAGTTTATTAACAGTAGTATATTGATTCTGTATGCAAATTACTATTCAAACACGTGCTGGTCTATTCATTGTACCAGATTCAAAAGAAATGGAACTTGTTAATTGGTTGCAACAAAATGCAATTAAAACCGGCAATCAAACGGTTTATGAACAAGGTCAGACGGTTTCACAAAATCCTTATACTGGCCGTCAATTGATCAGCGAAGGTGTTTATAAAGGAGAGTTTTAAGTATGAAACACATTCTAGGACCCAACTCAAGAAGTACTTTAACAAACGTTCAAGAAGGAGATAGTCAGCCAAATGCTGTAGACCTTCGTTTGGATAAAGTGTTTAAGATTCTTCCAACCGTTTTTGAGATTTCTGATGATCATAAGAAGTTGAGAAAGACTCAAGAAGTGCTTCCTGATGAAGAAGGTTATTTTAATCTTGAGGTAGGAAGTTATGAAGTAGTTATGTTGAATGTAATTAGCGTTTCAGAAGGAGAATCTGGATGGGTGATTACAAGATCTACACTCAATCGTTCTGATATTTTTATTACAAGCGGATTGTATGACTCTGGATATGGAATCGACGTTGAGACAGGAACTGTTACAGGAGGGGTCATGGCGGGATGTCTACATGTTGGAACAGGACCAGCGCGGATTAAAAAAGGAACTAGGATTGCACAATATTTAAGCTTTGATGCTGAAACTCTTCGTATGTATGATGGCTCTTATGGCAATCATAAAAGTCATGATAAAAAGTATCAATGAGTGACTTCAACGGATTATTCATAGAACGCTATAGACCCAAGACTCTTGATGATATTGTATTGTCAAAAGAGGACAGAGAGTTCTTTGAGTCTTTGCCGTTAGCTTGTTTGAGCATGGTGAACAATTTGCTTTCGAGAACGTTTTCGAGCCCGAATGGGAAACTCATTAGTAGTGCTCCACTTAAATCCATACGATGTCCGTTTAGTTTTTAAACTTTTGCGAATATTAACATCCGCATATTCTTTTGGAAGATCCGACTCATCTACTGCTTGTTTTACGCTATTATAAATTTTTAATAAAGATCCATCCAGTGTCCATTGGTATATAGTTGTATATTTTTTATGTGTAGCATACGGATCGTATTTTCCTGGAGATTTAAATTCATTGGTCCATCGAAATCCGAATAACGATGCTTTATTTGTTATTGCTTTGTATATCTGGTTACCTTTTCTATTAAATTGTACTGTTGCTTCAGTGCCATTAATAAATTTATTAACAAAATTGCCTTCCAAATCCCATTGATATACTGGTTTCTTTCTACCTCCAAAACACCAATTAAGATCTAACTCCTCTTCAGCATAAGCCCAAAGATATCCCCAGGCTGTGCGTCGTTTTTGTTTTTTTCTGCAACACATCGTAATAGCACAACTTTTTTCATGGCAAAAATTTCCTGCTGCTAAACAACTAGGAAATGTTTGAATATATTCCCCAAACAAATTATATTGTTTAACTGGTCTAGAAAGGCTCGGAGGGTTGTCTCCTCCTAAACTTATATTTGTAAGAATTCCGTCTTCATCGTATCCGCTCCTTCCCCACTTCGCAATCAGTCTTTTTTCTTCTTCGAATACAAGCTTGACATCAGAACTTTCAAATACTATTTTGTATTTGGGTTTATAACCTAATTTTTTTAATTTTTCTATTTTTCTCGATTTGTGCAGATTAATTTTTTTATTATAAGCACAATTATAATAATGAGATTCTACTCGATTGCCTTTTCCTTTTCCAACATAAAAAGGTTGATTATTTCGTGGGTCTATGAGAACATAGACGTAGTACATAGAACCTGCAGGTATTTTTTGATTTTCGTTTGACATAAGCATAATTACTTATGCTCAAGCGCTTAATTTTTTTGGTTTGTTTGACATAAGCACTCTTTCACCAATTTAAGCGCTTGAGCTTTTTGTTTATTCCTGTATTATTTTTATATGTCGAATCCTTTCCAAAATTTGTTCGTAGAACGCTATAGACCCAAGACTCTTGATGAAGTTGTATTGTCAAAACAAGATAGGGAATTTTTTGAATCTTTGAGAAGCAAACAAGAAATACCTCATTTGTTATTTGCTGGACCAGCTGGAACAGGAAAATCAGCAACTGCAAAGGCAATTATAAATGACGTGTTAGGAGGGCCTAATTTTTTGTATATTAACTCGTCGGACGAATCCGGAATTGATACTGTTCGTTCGAAAGTTATTTCATTTGCTCAAACAAAATCATTTGATGGCAAAATGAAAGTCATTCTTCTAGAAGAAATTTGCGGTCTGAGCGGACCGGCACAGGATGCTCTTCGAAACACAATTGAAGAGTATTCATCTAATAACAGGTTTATCATGACGTGTAATTATTTACACAAAATTACGAAACCAATTCAAAGCCGCTGCCAAATAGTAAATTTGAACCCACCCCTTGAAGGAATCGTTGCACGTGTTGTGAGTATTCTTAAATCTGAGAACATAACAATTCCGGAAGATCAGAAGCCACTCCTCCTCAAACACATCAAAGCTAATCTTCCAGATCTTCGAAGGATTATTAATGACATTCAGAAATTTTCAATAAATTCTGTTCTGAACATTCGTTGTGATGATTCTTCAGAGTTTGCTGAGAACATATTCAAAAAAATTTGCAATAAAGGAAATCTAATAGACATTCGCAAAGAAGTTATAGAGAATGAAAAAGCTTTTTCACATGACTACAGAAGCTTGCTCAAGCAATTGTTTGAGACAGTTTTTAAATCTGAGTTACCTTACGAAAAGAAAACAGACTGTTTACTAATCATTTCAAAAGCGCTCGAAACGGATTGCATGGTTATTGACAAAGAAATCAACGCTTTTACTGCTTTTATTAACCTCGCCCGCACTCTTTAAACGTTTTATAGTTTAATTTTTTGTAGCTTGCAGGAGCTTGGTCGGATAAAGTCCATTGAAAATTATAAGCAGAACGTTTTGTTTTTATTGCAACTCTAATGCTACTAGTGCTTGCTTTTGGTCCAATACTTAAAGCAGCATCGGTTAAGCGAGCATGCTTACCAACAAATTCTCCTAGTAAAGTCCACTGATACACAATATTCCTACGGCTCTGTCCAACACACCAATCTAAATCGAGTGCAGTTCCATGATGAGCCCAAAGAAACCCGTGAGCACTTCTTGCAGTCTTGCTTGATTTTGTGCAACATACTGATATATTGGTTGCGCTATTTTTACCTCCACACCACTGAGCAGCCTCTTTGTTACTTGAAAATGTTTGAATATAATTTCCAAACATATCATATTGATCAACTGCTCTTAAATTTGGGTTGTCTTTTGTATTAGAGTATGGATTTTTTCCTCCAGGAGAGATATTTGTTAAGATTCCTTTTTTGTCTATGTGCAGTCTTCCCCATTTAGCAATTAATTCTTTTTCTTTGTTATAAACTTCTTTTTCGTCAGCAGACTCAAAAACTATTTCCCATTTTGGTTTAAACCCTTGTTTTTTTAATTTTTTAATTTTTCTTACTTTATGAGGATTGATGGATTCAGATTGATTCCAATAATGTGTTATGACTCTGTTATTTTTTCCTTTTCCTACATAAAAAGGGAGATTGGTACAAGGATCTATAAGCACATAGACGTAATATAAAGACAGGGGAATATAGTTTTGGATTTTAGTAGACATAAGCATAATTACTTATGCTCGAGCACTTTATTTTAAGCTGTAGACATAAGCACTTTGTAGCTGAAGTGCTTGAGCTTTTTTTATCTTCCGCAGCATCGTCTAGGTGCTGACGGAGAAGGTTGAGCAAATCCTTGAACAGGTTGAGCAGGAGCTGATCCTGGTTGTACAGGGCTTCTTCTTACTGGAACTAAATGATTTGATGAAGCACTCCGAAGAGTAGGCTTTTGTACAATAATTGGTGTTGTTGAAGCAATGTGATTAGAAATTTCACGAGAAGCCATTACTGGATCTTTATGAATATTTGTAGTAAAGACTACTTCGTCATTAAGCAAAGCATAGCCAACATAACCTCCATTTTCCGGAACAATTTTTGTTTTGTACTTCATACAATTAATTATTATTGACCGTCAATTGTTGTACCAAAAGTTTCTTTTAGCGTGTCATATCTATGAAGCTTTACAGCATAGATAACATTCATGTAAATTCCAGTTTCAAAAAGATGATCAACTTTTACTACAAACCACTGACCGTATAGTTTGTTATTATAGTCATTGTCGACACACCCTTGAGCTTTATCAATGCCAATAAACGTTCCAGACTCCCTCAGAGTTAACCCGATTGTTTTAAAACATATACAAGCATTCTGAAACAAGCCGGTGTAAATTAAATTGTGTAGACCGTTTTTTTGTCTGACTGTCGAGTTGGTTCCATTTAATGAAAACGTTGGAAAGACATTCAAATCCTTTTTAGTTTTATGAATAGTAGGAAGAAAAAGCTTCTCTTCATCTGAACCTTTCTTATAAAGATTTGAGATATATGATTTTGAAATTACGTTTCTTGCGGAAGATACATCATTACCCGTAAATTGGATATTAAATTTTCTTTTGCCAATATCTACAGAATATACTGGAGTAGTGCAAAACATATTACTGTTAACAGAAGGAGACATGTCTACAAAGCTGTATGAAATAATTTGTCCGTACTTGTCAGTTTTAACATCAACGTTTTTATTATTTCCTCCTAGTGGAGCTCTGTATACTCTATCAGCAGTTTCTTGTTCATTTGTAAAGCTAGTAACAAAAAAATGTTCTTTTTGTAGTTCTCCTGGTTCTGTTCCAGACGATCCCGCTTTTTCAAAAAAATCAGAAAGAGGCGTAAGAGCAATTGGTTCCAGTTTACCAAATTCTGTTGCTCTGTCTGTATGAAGCAAGCACATATCATTAACATTTAAGCCCAGTCCTTTTAGTTGTTTGTCAGCAACATGATGAGAATAAACATACTCAATATCATCAGCAGCTGAATGTTGAGCAGGAGACGTATAAAATAATTCTGATTTGCCTTTATTCCAATCTAGAAAATCAAGTGGAATTTTAAATTCTTCACATCCTCCGTTTTCTGGTTTTGCTAGAGCTTCATTAAAGATATCTTTTAACGTATCTCCAGTATGAAGTACGCCTTGGTTAATTGCTACTTCGGAATTAAAATTTGGAACAAAACTTTGATCTTTTGGAATTGCAGTTGAATATTCTAAATTAGCTGTCCGGAGCATTTGATATCGAACGTCGTGGAATTTTAACTTCAAGCATTTCATATACGCTGCTGAAAATCCTTTTAGTTCTGGAATATCATTAACATCTTCAATGTCGTATACAGAAAACAAATAAGAAAGCATCCACTTTGTGTCTTTTTGATCTATTTGAATAGCATCCTTAGCATATCCATTTTTGGGAGTAGCTTTAGGCATTATCATAACTCTTAATAAATCAAATCCGTCTCCTCTGAATTGATACGTGTTGAGTGTTTTACCATTTTCAAGAGCAGCTTGCTCTATTCCTTTTATATTTGTTTGTTTGCTTTGACCTGCTGTTGTTTTAGAAATTGGAGGAGCTGGTTCTGGAAGATACAAAAATGTTATTGATCCATCAACAACCCAATCATTAACAGTGTCGCTCATGTGCATTCCAAGCACTGCAGCAGGATTAATATAATAACGTTTTGGGTTTTTTTGAATATCAAAGTTTCCACTATTTTCTAAATATAGATCTACGTTGTGAAGAATTTCGTTGTATTTTTGTTCAGCATAAACACCAGAATCAAACCGACTTGTCGGAGTAGTAGCAGACTCTGCTCCAACTGGATTAAAAGAAGCATTAGGATTTGAAGTGGGAGCTGCAACTCCTCTATCAATTGTTGGTCCAGTTTGATTTGTAACATCAGCCATAACTTACTTTTGAATTTGAGCTAAAATTTCTTTTACAACAGACATTATTGGAATTTTAATTATATCTCCATTTACTAATGGTTTTGTTGGATCTTGAATGTTATTTGCAAGAAGAATAATCCACCAAAGGTTTGGAGAATTTAAAGTTTTATGAGAGATGAAAGGCCATGTATCTCCATACTTGATTGTATAAGAAATAAACAAATTAAGAGGAAGATCAGTAGGAAATACAATTGTTTGAAGCAAATTATAAAAGTACATACCGTCTTGGTCTCGATACACGTCAAATATGTTTTCCATGTTTTCGAAATCTAAGTTTGTTAGTTCTTTTATTTGATTTTGTTTCATTTGTTATTTTATATTTTTATCAAGTTAATATTCATTAGGCTGCGTTTGTTACAACAGTAGTAGAATTAACAAAAGATCTGGCTTCTCCCTCGCTAGCAGCAAACAATTGGTTTTTACTTGGCATGACCATTTCAGACAAAGTTAAAGTAACTTGATATGCGTCAGGTACGACATACCCGTTTATCATTCTGACGTTGCCTAAATTTTTAGCAACAATATTAGTCATTGAAGCAGCCCAACAATAGTATTGATTTGGTACGTATACACTATAAAATACAGGAGGAGCTCCAGTAATATAATCTCGTTTGTTGAATAAATTTTGATATGTTAAAAGATATATTAGATCTCTATTTTTACTCCAATCTCCATCAGCAAACGTATTATAAAGAGGAAACGTAATTGTAGTCTGCCTTTCCGAGTGACCAGCAAAGACTCTTGGTCTGTCGTACGAACCAGCTTGAGGATATTGAGCTTGCAAAGCAACTTCACTAGCTGCTTGGGTTAAATCTATTCCACCTTTAAGAAGCGAAGCATATTCTTTAGGTAAAGCCAAATCAGCTACACCGCCAATTCCTTTTTTAATAGCTTCTGTAGCAGATTCCATTTGATTCCAATTTGGAGTAGAAAGTTCAAACGCTGTGTCATTAAAATAAGGAAACCAATAAGAAAAGTTGGTAGGATCTTCTTGAGAAAATACTGTTTTATAAGGATCCATTACAGGTTTTTTTTCACCACCAGCTCGTATTGCATTTAACCCACCTTCTTCAAAAGTTCTGGCATACGCAGCAAGGTTTCTCATAATTGCTGACTCGTTGCATTTAAACTCTACAAGTCTAATGTATGGGACTTCATCTCTAGCTTCTTTAGGAGATAGCGTCCACGGGTAATCTTTGACTACATTTATTTGTCCAGGACTCCAACTTCCTTCAGTACCCCCAGTTATTCTTGGAGACAGTGCAGGAGCAGCACTTCCTTGGCCAACGGATTGAAAAGCTTTTTCTTCTATTTGCGTAAAATCTCTATTACGACTAGCAAATAATTTAATTGGAATTGGAGTGCTTTTTTCGTTTGCCATAACAGTATTTAAGCAGCTCGGAATCTAGGACCTTCTATGAATTTTTTTCTGAAATCCGAAATATCAGAATTTCCAACATTTGCATATTGTGCAGGAGATGGTCTAGATTGAGTTTGTTGTCCATTAACGATATTGTTGACAATTGGAGCTTGGTTGATTGCTCCAGAATTTTTTAATTCTCTAGCTAGATTATTAAAACCGTCAATTAAGCTTGATACACTTCCGTTAGTTAATCCGGTATTGTTGGCAATTTTTTCTAAAATTGACTCAGCTTTGTTAAACGATAAAATGCCAGGTTCTTTTACTTGAGTTTGTTTGTCTGTTGTGGGTGCAGCAATAATTCCGTCATTTTTGCTAATTTGAAATAAAGAACCTTCTGTCGGAGAAGATACTACAAGCCCACCATCTGGTTTTATTTGAGCGTCCCCAACTTGTTTAATAGGAGTTGCTGGGTTGGAAGGAGTTTCAGATGACATTGGTGCATTTTCGGGAATAATTACTTTCGGTCCAATACCAAATAATTCAGCAACCTTTGCTCTTAATGGATATCCAAAAACAGTTTCTGGAATATAGTCAAGCACCTTGCTGAGAATATTATTTTTCATTCCAGAAAAAAATTCTTGTGCTTTTGTTAAGCCTCCAGATATATCTTTTGTAGCAGCTTTTCCGATATCTGTTTGCATAAACTGTTCGAGCATTCCTAACGCTGGACTGATGTGAGCAAACTGTTTAAAAGCCTCTGACCAATCTTGATTGAGAATAGCTTGTATCCCTTTAATTGCTGGACCAATAATAGGAAGTTTAGTCATTTTTTCACCAAGCCACTCGCTAATCTCTCCAACCCAATTCATTGTTCCTGCAACAACTCCAGTAGCTACTTTTGTTGGTTCGCTCGTATTTTCATCTCCAAGCATTGCTCCAAGAAATTCAAAAGCTGGATTGATATAAGCAAATTGTTTTAATGCTTCTAACCAATCGCCAGCAATAAGAGATTTAGCAGATTTAACTGCTGGACCAATAATTGGAAGTTTTATAATTTTTTCTTCTATCCATTTTCCCATTCCTTTTAATAAATCAAGCTTTGCTCCAGTTTGTTTTCCTGTAGCACCTCCAGATTTCATGTCAAGAAACGCGTTTAGACCATCAAGTGCTAAAGACACTCCGGTACCAATACCAGGAAACAGACCAGCGATACCTGAAAGAACTTCAATTCCTCCACCAACCAAATCTCCGGATTTAAAACGACTGACTGCATATCCTAATGTTATTAATGAACCGATAAATGGAATTTTTTTTAAAAAAACAGTCGTTCCTTTTAAAAATTTAGGAAGAAACTCCCCAAGTTTTCCGAGCCCTGCTTTTGCTGCGTCTCCTCCTACTTCTCCAAACAAATTTCCAATAGAACTTCCAAATGATTTTATAAGTTTTATCGGCAATGCAACTAGTTTTTCTCCTATGCTTTGTACTACTGTAGTTAAAGGAGACAATAATTTGCTAGCTCCGGATCCTGCTTTTGTTAACATTCCACCAATTTTTTCAAAAACTCCTCCAATAGAACTTCCAAACGACTTTATGAGCTTCATTGGAACTTCTAGTAAAAAATCAGAAATATTTGAAATAAAAAGCTGAAGAGGTTTTGTAAAAATTTTGCCTATTTCTAGCATTCCTTTTCCGGCTAATTTAGCAAGGCCCTTAAACGGACCTTCTGTTTGCAGTCCGTATAAAAGTGTGAATACTCCGCCAATTATAGAAAGGACCCCCAACGCTCCTTTAACAATTCCCAAACCAGGAAAGTCAAAAGTTCCTTTGTCTTCCTTTTTCTTCTCTTGTTGATTTGTAATTTGTTTAGTAAGTCCAGATTTAATAATTTCTGGTAATTCTTTTGTTAGTTCTTTTAATCCTTCCGGAGTAAATCCTGCAAACAATATTGGTGTCAGTTCTTGTTTTTTTTCTAACGAACTTTTTGGTTCTTGCTTCTGCTCTTGAGTTATAGGTGGCTCTGGTTTTTTAGCAATTCCAGTAACAGAATTTTTTTGCGAAGCGATTGGTTGTTGTGGTAACGATTTAGCTAAAAATGTTTGATTAGTGTTAGTTTTGCCCAACAAGCTTTTTGACATGCGACCAACAAGTCCGTCTAGAAACGCACTAGGTTTTAAGTTTAGCTTCTGTACTATTTGTTCAGCAACTGACTTTGAAATTTCTTCTAATGTTGGATTTTGGCCGGTCATTCCGCCAAATACTTATGCTAACGAAGCGAGAATAGCGAGCCGTCAATTGGTACAATCTGACCATCGATGGTCAAGCATTCATCAATAACTTTTTTGTATTTTTCAATGTATTCAATTACTTTTTGAATTAAGGAAGCAGGAAGAGACTCAATTGTCTTGAGTCGAGATTTAAACGTAACTGTAGAAAAATCAAGAGTTTTATCTCCAATTGTTATTGAGTAGATAGCCTTTGCAATCTCATTAATAAATGCTTCTCCAAGAACTTTCCTTAGCTCATCAGCATCATCAACGTTTAAATTAATGTTTTTATAAAGTTCTTCGTTTAATTGAGCTTCAGTAGCTAGCTCTGCTACACCAAAATGAATAGTAAGTTGACCTTCTGTAGCAGTGGATGAAACTAATAAATTAGCATTTTCTTTAAGTTGTTGCTCAAGTTTTTTATTAATTTCGTCAAAGTTTACAATAACCGTAGTATCTTGATTTTTGATACTCATGGTTGGAGAAAGAGAGTGAGTCCGAGTAGCAAGAATAAACAACAAGCGATCAATAACATTCAAACGTCTTCCTGGTAATTCAATTAAAGATTCCTTAAAAATTTTAGTTGCAGTAGAATTAAAAGCAGCTTGAGTAAGCGGACTATCAACAATTGTTTTGATTAACTCTTTGAGTTGAGAAGTCGAAAGTTGTTTACAGTTAACTGTTTCGCATTCTCCTGCTTCATTAGGAGAAAGATCTAAGGAAAACACTTGCTCTTCTACAATTGAATTTAAAAGATCATAAAATTCTTTATTTTCTGTACTCATAATATTATTTAAATTGATTCTTCAAGAAGTCCAGGATCTTCTTCATCTGGCGAAAAATCTTCTTCAGTTTGATCAGGAGAAGATTGTTTAGGAGACAAGACGTTTTTTAAACAAGTAACAAAATAATTGTATTCACCGACAGCTGAATTTTCTATGTACTCAGCATTCATATGTCCGTGATGAGACAAGTAGAACAAGTTGTCATAGAATGATTCCAAGGACTCATTGAATATTAATTTAGTAAACCAAATCAACGAACTTAATGAAGGAAGAAAGTTCAAAGTTTGATCCTCAATTCCATACCGAGAAAGAAAATTTATCCCAGTAGCTGATTTTACAAACAATTCAAATTGTTCGATAATTTGTAAAGAAACTTTTGGAGAAAGCTTTTCAAAAAACATTTGAGCGTGATCGTTTGTTGTTATTTCTATAAATTTTGCGGAATTGTCTTTGTTAATGTATGAACCTTTTATAAAAGACAAGTATTCTTCGTTTGCGTTTTGAAGCAATCTCTCTATAGATGGACATTCAAACTCTACTTTTATGTTGTTTTGCTCGATTGTTGTGGATAATACACTGAATACATTTTTTAAATCGTCTCGAATAAAATCTAAACGAAGCTCGAGATTCATTTTCTTGTCATCTTTTGTTATAACAACTTTACAAATATCTCCTAAAGAATTAATTCGAACATCAAGCAACAAACAAAACAAATCAATTACGTTTAGTTTTTTAAAATATTCTGCTGGCTTGTTAGTAATTTTAGAAAAGAGTTCGCTGATCGTTTCAATAAAAATTAATTGATTTACATCATCTCCATACGTACACTTTAGTAGTTCTTTATAATCCTTAACTTGTAGTTCAGAACAAATTAAAGTATCTTTTGATAATTCACTAACAAATTTCATTTTAAGCTATACGGCTCGTCGTTTCTATTTGTTGACGACTAAATGGATTCGATACAGCCATTGTTGGTTTTAACGAAGGAGCAGTATTCTCTATCGGATAAGAGTTAACCGTGTAGCTATGATATACAAATCTAGCTTCTCTTTCTAGAGGAGCAGTTGCTGTTTGATAATTGTACTCTTCTTCTGAAACACTAATGCAACAAACTCCATTAAATGAAATTGTTTGTCTTATAACTGGCCCGCTTGGAGTAATACCAAATTTGTGACAAGTTAGGTTTGTTCTATACATTACATCACTTCTTGCAACCATTCCAAAATTTGCTGTAGCTAATGCCCAACCTCTTAAAAACGAATCGCAAAATGAAACATGAGTATCAAGAAATGTCATTCTCATTTCCGGAAAGTTTGTTCTTCCTCCACCAACGTATGATCTAATAAAAGCATTTTGAGTTGCTCTTCCACCAATGTCACCATCAACGTTAGCGTTTGTAGATTCCCCAGGAAGCCCAATTGCTTGACAAAATAAACACCCTTTGTTTGTTTGATATTCAGGTCCAAGAATTATTGCTGCAGCCTCTTCAGTATTCCATGCTCCAATTGTATTTGGTTCGCGTCCGTATGCTTTAGTAATTGATGGAAGAATGCCTTCCAAATTATCAAATACTACTGCCCATTGAGCTCCTTTAGGAAGAGAGGACGCAGGTCTTGATAAAAATTTATTAAGAAAGTCTACAGGATTTCCTTTGTTTTCGCCAGCCATTAAAGCTACTTATCTTTAAACATTAGGAAGTGCAGATTCTTCAGCTCCTGGTTGAGCTTCTCCACCTTCAGCAGGAGGGAGTTGATCTACTGCTGCTTCAGGAGCCAAACCTTGAAGAGTAGCAGTTTTAATATAAGTCAAAACGTCATCAAAAATTGTTTCGAGCATTGAGTTCGAAAATTCTTTTTGCTTAGAAGGATCTTTAAGATCAATAACAGTTACTGAAAATGATTCTGAATCAGACTCTTGTTTTAGCCGAAGCTTCATTGGAGGAATTGACTTCTCTTGAGTATCTAAAACAACTTCCTTGACGTTGTTTGGTTGATTCATGACGTTTTTAACAACCATCTCGACATCTTTTGATGAACTAATATAATCATTATCTTTGAGAGCTTTGATTAACAATCGAGCATTGTCTGCGAAAGTAGAATTAATATATTCTTGTTGCTCTCTCAAAGAAAGCATTGCGTTTTCAAAAATCAAATCGAACTTGGACATAATGTTATTTAATAATTTATTTATAATTTTTTTGTTGCTTTGTCCACATGTTCTCTCTATCATTCTCTCTAAGGGATCTCTCTAGCAAAACACATCACTCAAAAAAACAACAACATCATTTTTTCCAGACCAACTCAAAATTCTTTGATGTTGAGCTGTCCTCATACTTTTGTGATAGTATTCCCATGATGCAAGTAATCACCAACTCCAATACCAATAAAAACTTCACACGTGCTTCTGCTGTTGTGATTCCTGAGATCTACAATCGTCGCTTTAAGACTGGTAAAGAAGATCTTGATAATATGTTTGGTGGTAATGGTTTCTTGCCTGGCTTTACTTTTACTCTTGCTGCTGCACCAGGATCCGGCAAAACTTCGATGTTGTTGCAAGTACTTGAGTTGCTCGAGCAAACTGGTAAACGTACTGCCTACATTTCCGGAGAAGAAAATCTTGAACAACTTGCTTTTACATCAGCTCGTCTTGGAGTAAATCAAGTTCCTCTTGCTAACATTACTGATATTGATGAACTTTGCAATGCTATTGTTGAGAACAAGTTTGATTTTGTTGTAGTTGATTCACTTCCAGCGATTACTTCTAAGCACAAGATGAACAAGAAGCAGCTCGAAGAGTATATTACTACTAAGTTGATCAAGACTGCGAAAGAGAATGAGATTGTAATTGGTACTATTCTTCACTTTACAAAAGCTGGTACGTACAAAGGTAGTACGCTTTTGCCTCACAGTGTTGATTGTAACGTGATTATGACTCGTAACAAAGAAGACTACAATCTTCGTGATGTTGATGTTACCAAAAATCGCTTTGGATCAGCCGGACAAGCGATCTTTGAGATGACTTCACGCGGATTTAGCTTCGAAGCTGTTGAGTCTGAAGCTCCTATGCAGCAAGGCTCTAAGAGCAAGAAGACTTCTAAGCGAGATCTTGTTATCGAAACTCTTGACGCTGAGAAGACTGTAGAAGCTATTGTTAAAGATTCTGGAGTGTCTGGTTCATACTTGACAACTCTTCTTCGTGAGTTAGTTACAGAAGGTGTTGTAACTAAGTCTGGCAAAGGAGCTTCTGCAACATACATGAAAAAAGCTTGATCTGTCTGACTCATAGTATAGAATAATTCAACAATGAATAAAACGCTTTACGCAGATGGGTTAGAGAAAGCTCTAATTGGAGTTGGAACCCAATTTAATAAACAAATTGCTGTGTACAGCAAAGCTAAGGTGCTGGATATCTTGCAAAAATTTATGTCTTTAGAAGAAGCTGAAGAGTACTTTGACTATAACATTGCTGGAGCATATGTTGGAGAACACACTCCAGTCTTTTTGGATTGACTTGTCCAAGCCAAAGACCTATACTCACTATTGAAATGACAACTAATACGACAAATCTACAAGACTGCTTGAGAGACCTAATTGATGTCCTCGTCGACAAATCGCTTTGGAATCTTCTGACTGACAAGGAAAGAGAAAAAGTATCAAAAGTAATTCAACAATCAATGGAAGTACATGAATAACAAAACAACAAAAGAGCATGCTCAGATCCTAGCTCAATACATCTATGACTCTGATGTTCAGCATATTGACTATTCAGATCATTGTGAACATAACCAAGATCCTCGCGAACATATTTTGTGGAGTGCTGCAGAAGTCCTTGGACTAGTTGATAGTGAAGGGTTTGCTGCAGAGCTTCAAGTTTGGGATGACAAGCAAACAGTTAAGAAACGTAAGCAAGGCACTTGGTGAAGAATCTAAAAATGAAAACTAAGAAGAAAGATAAATTTGTATATCTTGTTTATTGCAACACAGATCCGATTGTGTATGGAGTTTATAGCAACAAGCAGAGTGCTGTTCGTTATGCAATTCACTTGATTCGATATCGCAAAAAGCGAGCTAAAGAAAGAGGACACGAATTTGGTTATTATCATTTCCATCCATTGATGCAGCCTGTACAACTTAAATGGGCAAATGACTCTAATAGTCCGTATTACCATGATCTTACAATGTTTTCGGCTTGTTTAAAGATTAAAGATGGAGCTAAAGATTATTCTGATGATGGTTGTAACATTAAGGTGCAACGAAAAATTTTAAATGATTGAATTTATTGAGCTGTCTACAATGGCTCGCTAAAATCATTCCCAATATGAAAACCCCTAAAGTCACAAACGACTCATCAAAAGCTAGTGGAACATGCTTCATTGGTTATCTTCCTACTACCTATGACACTCTTCGAGAGAAACTTGGAGAACCTCTTACTGGATACTCTGGTGATGAAAAAGTAACATGCGAATGGATTATTGAGTTTGAAAATGGTTCAGTAGGAACAATTTATGATTGGAAGACAAACGCAACTCCTCTCAATGAATACAACTGGCATGTTGGAGGTCGAGGTATCAACACTCTTGACAAAGTCGGTAGGTTTGTTGGACTCGATACTCGTCAAACTCTTTTTGCATAATTATTTGCATTGATTATTTTTAATTGTATTTAATTGAATTTCCCGTACGTAAACCGTTAAAATTTAATCATTAAAATAATACAAAAATTAGTATTATTTCTTGATTTTGAATAAAATTTGCTGGATTGAATGTACTAAAAAAGGTGCACGAATTTATTTAATAATTTTCTCGTAGCAAAATTTGCATTTCCCGTACGTAAAAATGATTAAAAATAATGATAAAATGATCGTTTCTTTTTAGTTTTAAAATACAAGAATAGTCGACAAATCAATTGACTTGTCCAAAGCAATAATGCAGAATAGCACGCAATGAAGAAAGAATTTGTTTCTGGCGAATATATTGTGACTAAAGATGGACACAGAGGATATGTCATCGAGAAGCTTGGAGACATGAATATGTATCAAATTCGTCTTGCAAGTGGTTACACAATTCGCTCTGGACAAGATATCGAGCATGACAGCTTGATGGATGATATAGAATAATTCTTGACCTGTCCTTTAAACCGCAAGAACATACATAATATGAAAAAAGCACTAATTCGATTCCTAGATGGAACTTTGGTTGACGTAAAGTATAAAGTTACTGGAGACAATGAAATTTATATAGAATGGTCAAATTCGTGTAATGCAAAGCAAACAATCTGGATTACGCTAGATCGCGTTGAACTTGTATGACCCATTCATTAGTAACAATTTATCGGTTGCCTTGGTCTGTCGATCACCACAAGATTCGAGAAGACTGGTTTCAAGAGAGACAAGAAGTCTTTCACTATCGCTCTGAGCTTGAAGGAGAAAAAGCTGCAGAAGAAGCATTTCATATTACGAATGCTCCAGACGAATGCTTGACGGACGATCAAAAGACGATCATTGCAATGAACGAATTCAAAGGACCTTCTCTTAGTGTTGGAGATGTTGTTCGAGTAAAGCCATTTGAAACAAGTACTCTCCCAACATATTATCTCTGCAAGTCTTTTGGTTGGGAGAAGTTCGAAGGAGATGTCATTAAGTTGTTGAAACTCTTTTCTTGGTAAAATATGATCTGTAAAGTTTGTAACAAACCCATTGAGCAAGAACGATTATCAATTCTCCCAAACACAGTATTCTGTGCCCCATGTGCCCAGAAGTATAGTAAAGTGGAGGCACGAAAAGGAATTATGGTATTTGACCAAAAGACCGGCGGAACTCTTTGTACGATGCCAGCATCTTACTACAATAGCAACCGACAGTACTTTAAGCCAAACGGCAAGAATGGACGCTCTGTAATGAAGAACTTTTCGAAAAACATTTGCACATGATTATTTTATACAACGTCCTTTTGCTGCACAAGCTCGACTACAATACTTTTTTTGTTTGAGTTTGCCAGGTTTGCCGTGTATGAATTTACCACAATGGTTGCAAGGTTTAGATGACATGCTTACGCGTTCTGCAACTGCTCGGGGTTTTCCTTTTCTATAGGCATTTACACAAGCATGAGAACAAAATACTCTTTTTTTAATTTCATTAGGCTGAGCCTGAAATAAAGTTTCACAATTTAAACATTTTTTGTTTGATGTTTTAATTCGAGACAACTTCGCACATTTAGGCGTACAAAATTTTCTATGATTGTTCGTTGGAGTAACAAAAAAATCAGAGCTACAGTGTAAACACTTCTTTTTCACTTCTTTTTTCATGCTTTTGTATTTGCATTTCGTGTTGCAAAATTTTCTATTCAAACATTCTAATGCAACTATTTCCTTTTCGCAATAATGACAATTAGTAACCACTTTAGGTTTCCATTTATTTTTCCTTTTTAACCAACCATACATTTTATTTCCTTTTCGTCCTGAATTACTCTTTGTGGTATATGTCATTATATACACAGCTCTCCAAAGCCCTACGTGATTTGGGTAAATTTTTACCAATAATTGATGGCAAACGTAGTGCTCTTCTGGTGTTAAAGCAACAATGTTTTCTCTTTCGTCAGTTCCACCCATACAACGAGGAATAATGTGGTGATTTTCTATATAACCTACTATTGAATCCCTTGTTTTAGCTCGATTTACAATTTTTTCGTATATTGCTTTATAGTATGCTGCACTTTTCATATTTTAGTCATAAATACTTATCGCTCAAGTCCTGTTTTTCTGGTTTACTTTTCATATTTTAGTCGATAGAAATTGTGGTTAGAAACAGGACTTGAGTTTTTTTATTGAGCTGTCCTCCAGCTCTTGCTATAGTCTTTTCTGTAATGAGCACACTACTTGCAACCAACACCAAACTCGAAAAAGGATCAACATTCAATTGGACATCGAGAGGTCTTTCTCTTGCTCCTGCAAACCTTTCTGGCAAACAGCTTTGCCCCCATCGTTCTCCAGGATGTGAGTTCTCTTGTCTGAACACTGCAGGAATGGGAAAGTTCTCGTATGTTCAGGAAGCTCGTATTAAAAAGTCTAAGATGTTGATTGAGAATAGAGAAGAATTTCTCACAAAGCTCAACAAAGAGCTTGAGTCTCTTAATAAGAAAGCTTTGAAGGGCACGCAAATTGCTGTCCGTCTGAATGTTCTGTCGGACGTTCCTTGGTACAACATGATTGATATGGAGTCTTACAAGAACCTTCGCTTCTATGACTACACTCCTAACGCCGGACGAATGATCGAGTTCCTGCAAGGCAAGCTTCCAGCTAACTATCATCTAACCTTCTCGCGCAAAGAGAATAACCAAGCCAAAGTTGAGTTGATCTCTTCGATGGGTGGCAATGTGGCAGTAGTGTTCGACAAGCTTCCGGAAACCTATCTCGGAAAGCCAGTTATTGATGGAGATGCAAGCGACTTGCGATTCCTTGATCCAAAAGGAGTTATTGTTGGCCTGAAAGCCAAAGGAAAAGGCAAAAAGGACACATCAGGCTTTGTGATTAAAGCTTGAGCTGTCCACCATCAACCTCTAAGATCAATCCTGTAATGAGCACTACTACTATCAAATTCAACGAAGAGGTCTGCACTCTCACGAGCATGTCGAAGCTAGAATCCTATAGTTCGAAGCAGAAGCACACAATGGTTAGCATTTGCAATCCCTTTGATCCTGAAGAGCTTAACTGGAATGGAATTACAGAACGACCAGAGTATTCTGTCAAAGGAGATGATAAAGCTATCGACAAGCTGTGGAGGAAGTACAACAAGGCAGAGCTTGAGATTCAACGAGTTATTATCAATCAAGCCGTCGAAGCAGGCTTGATCAAAGACAACATTGCTAAACAGCTAAAGTGGTCTCGCACAGCCATGTGTAGTTGTGGCTGCAGCCCAGGATGGAAAGCAAAGGATTTCGGTCGTCAAACTATTTGGTTGACAGTAACTTCTCCCTCCAAAGAGCAAGAGAAGAAAGAACGCAGGCAAGCACAAGAGTCGGAGAAAGAACAAAGGACTCTTGCCTCAATGATCATTTGACCTGTCCAAGAGGAATCTGTAGGATATAAAGCATGAAAGAACACGAAATGGAAAGCTACTTGATGGAAGTCCTCGATTGGGCACAAAACGAGGACGGAATGATTGTGGATATAGACACATTCGAGAGTGCTGGATTGATGACGAATAATCAAGGTCTAGTTCTTAAAATGAAGGACGGAAGTCAATTCCAGCTCAAGATCACCAAGTCAAAATAGTTCTCGACCTGTCCACCAACACTCTGTAAGATTATTCCATAATGAAAACGCAACTGACAGAAGACCAAATCGACAAGCTCAACAACTTGATTGAGTTCACCATCCTCCCAGCTCTGCAAGAAGACATCTGCATTCCAGACATGAGCGACAAGAACGAAGAAGACGAAGGATTCGAAGAATGCTACGACGATCGTGTTCAAGTTCTTTATCGTCAAGCTACTAACTATCTCCGCAACAACATTATCTAAGACATGAAACACTACGAGATCAAAGCATATTCAAATTGGCAACGTCCACAAACATTCGTTGTCGATACAGAGTCTGAACGAGAAGAGTTGATCCTTACTTTGAAGGACCAGCAATACAAAGTCGAGTGGGAAGAGATTCAAGATTGATCTGTCCATAATTACTCTCTAAGATTATTCCTGAAATGATTCTTATATACAAACACAAAGCAGAATACGATAAAGACGCAGGTAGTATGACGATTATGAAAGCAGATTTTGTTGCTTTTAGAGATGAGAACAACCAATTTTCCGTTGTTAAATCTCGTTATACCTTACGTGGGGAACGGAACATACAACAATTGGTTGAGGCATTAAAAACCACAATTCAAGAATATAGTAATATCCCTGAAAAGACGAAAGACATGTATTTTGAAACTCTGCCAAAAGACGTCGAAGAGATTGTAGTAAAAGGAATTAGGTATAAGAGAAAGACCAGTTGGGAAAAGATTTCTTGAAGTGTCCGAACGAATCCTCTAAGATTGATCCCAAGATGAAAGCAACAATCGCTCCTAATGAAATCAAAGTAGAGTATTCAATCCGTCCGGACGTTGGTAGAGAGTTCTTGACAATTGATATCGAAGGCTGGGATGATGTTAAGAAGCTCACAAAGAAAGTCCTTGTCCATGAAGGAAAGAAGTTTACATTTACAGGATGGTGCTCAGATAAGAATAAATGTTACTTTGCAAAGCCAATCAATGGAGAAGCGAGTACTGCAAAGATAGTCTAACAAAAGAATTGTATTGTCCACTTCAATCCTATAATATCTTATCCATGATTGCTAATCCATATTATACTGATTCAACATCCCTTCCTACATTCCTCCCAATTCCTCACGTCTGTGCATCTGTATTCAAATGGATTGACGGAGTAGGAACTGCAAAAGCTTCAGACCTATTTTCAAATGCAAATAATGTTCCTCCGACCTTTGCAATGAAATCTCCATTGACAGGAAAAGTAAAGTTATTTGATTATTGCTTGGAAGAAGCTGTAGAAAATGAGTATTGGGACGGAGAGTTTCAAAAATTCACTACAAGCTGTGGACTTATAGCAATTGTTTGGAATTGTTAGCCAAAATGACCTTGCACAAATTCAGGAAAGGTCTTGAGAATCATATACTTCCGTTGAGTGTTTAACTTCAAGATCTCAAAGATTGTTCGCAGATAGAACAGAACTTGTAAAGATTCTGCAGAGATAGAAAAGAATTTACAGTATTTTTACAGGATTTTGCAAAGATAGAAAAGAATTTACAGGATTTTTGCAGGATTTTGCAGAGATAGAAAAGAATTTGCGTAGCTGTTTAACAAGACACTTAGTTGGTCAATTAATTTAAGTCTCTTTACAGCCCTATACATAACCTGCCAAATCTCTTGCAGTACCTGCCAAAGTCTCTGCAGTACCTGCCAAAGTCTCTGCAGTACCTGCCAAATCTCTTGCAGTACCTGCCAAATCTCTTCTACCCCACTCCCCTCAAAATTATCTCCCCACTCTTAATAAGTATTCTATAGAATGCCTACCTACGAGCCTTATACTACTTTCACAAAGCAAAGTAAAGAAATTGAAAGACTCTCTTCTGCTCTGGAGAAAGCTCTGGAACTCAATCATACCCACTTGCAAGAAATTGAATATTTGAAAGCTTCTCTGGAGACTTTGAGGAATTGTTGTGCAGTAGTTGATATTAAGACATTTGGCAATTGACTTGTTAAATTATTAAAGTATTCTTCTTGTATGGATTCTACTGAGCCTACCTACGAAGAACTTGTTCTGATTATTGATAAGCTTACTAAGGAGAATGCAAGATTGCAATATATCTTAGATTCAATTCCCGATGAACCTTCTGTAGAGAGTATTACACTATAGCTGTTGACCTGTCCTGAGATTGGATATAGACTAATTAAAGAATGGAGGAGGTTCCCGATGAACCTCTGGGACTGGGAATACCTGGTCGAACTCAAAATCGGAAATTGTTCTCTACCAGAGGTAGGAAACCTACAGAGGCTTCACCGGTGAGCCAGCTATGCGAATCAGCGGTATTGATTTTTGACATTTTATTTTTGCTGAACTGGGGGAAATGGGGCTTCATGCCCTGTCCTGTAAGCGTAGATTATACCCTGCTATGTGGGGAAGCGCGACAAAGGCTTACCCCAGTGCGGCTAATTTTTAGCAGACCCGCCATGCCTCTGCTTGCAAGAAGTAGTTTCTGAAGTACAAAGAAATGAAAGCGAGACCCATGCACACTTTGGCGGGTATTCTTTATATGGCCGGCGGATGAGAGAGTAAGCGACAGAAACGATCACCTGTGGGCTCCAATAATGCCGAGTATACCCGGCCACCTTTTTAATAACAGGGTAGCTCAATTGGTAGAGTAGCGGTCTCCAAAACCGTTTGTTGAAGGTTCAAGTCCTTCTCCTGTTGCCACCTTTTATAGAAGTGTAGCTCAGTTGGTAGAGCTGCAACCCACTCATGGTAAAGGACCTAACGCTGTGGGGAAAAGCAAGCCGTTGGTTCGAATCCAACCACTTCTTCCAATTTGTCGCAGTATCCGATCAGGCAGGTTTAAATGAGTATCTGACGTCCAACGGGTTAAAGACCCGGTAGCCAATGCAGACTCAGCTGTTGACATTCTCTCTAAATGTAGTATGATTCTCTCTATGGATATGTTTATTACTTGCTTGCAGTACTTCTGCTACGGCTACACAGCTGTAACATTGACTGGCACTTTCCTTATTTTCTTTCTGACTTATTGGGCAGAGATTAGAAACAAAGATTCTGAATAAGAATTCTTTGGAATTCTTTTGCAATTTTTAAACTGTCTTTTCTCTCTGAACTAGTTGGGTCAATCTTTATTCAGCTTGGTATCTGGAAGGTTATCATTTCCTAACAACAGATTTATAAACCGTCACCTACTCTTTAAAGACGTCAGTCAGTTAGAATGTTTTGAAGTATCTTTGATTGTTCTCTCTCTCAGTTCTTTTGGGTCTTCAGCGTTAATCATCTGCCATATAGGACTTACTGTGTAGCCGTCACCAACCGAACATCATAAGAGTTCTCTCTGGATATTTCAACTTTTATTTATCAATTCTCTCTTATTTTTTTCGAGATATTGAAGATCAATGGTTTAGAAGATTTTTCCTCCAACTGGAAAGCATTGTGGAGCAATGATTTGGACAAGTCAAATCTCTTCTATAACTCCCTCCCTTCAAAAGCTTTACGTAAACAATTATCAATCAACGAGCTACACAAGATCTTTTAAAGGCAGCCCTCCGTCCCCTACTCTCGGAGTCTTACGTCCTGTTCGCCCTGGTCTTTGGTCGAGGCTCACCTTCTTCCCTGATTGTTCATATATTATCGAGACTCCTGGAGGACAGCTCAACAGAAAAGAGAACTAGAATTTTTGGAATGGATCAAGCGAGCCTGGATCTTCTTGCCAGATTCTACACAAAACAATTTTTACGCGATCCTCACGCCAAGAATCGCTGTGTCTTGCGCCGGGCTTTGAAAGGAATATTCCGAGACGATTCCAGAATCTAGTTGAGCTGTCCATCATGATTGCTGATAGTCTTCCCTGTAATGAATACAACATCCGATACTATTAACGACTACATCAAAGCACTCCGGGAGCGAGCCAATCAAGTTGGAGGACTGGATTATGCAATGGGGTACCTTCACACCACGCTAGAGCAACTCAAGCTTCAGAGCTATGAGCTAGAGCAACTTCAAAAAGACGCTGAAAATCTTCGCATCATGATTGCTGAAGATAATATTGACCTGTCCACC